ACCTGTGCATCAGAGCCTCGCCCTGCTTGCTGAGTTTCACTTCTTACTCCACTGGCGGCTTCCGAACCAGAATCCGATGATCCCGCCAAGCATGGCCATCTCGTCGTCCGAGAAGATCAGGGACGAATACTTCAAGACATCGTCGATGTTCTGAATTAGCCCAGGTTGGTTCCACAAGTAAAACGCCATGAAGGCATTGATGGCAACCAATTCAAAGACGAAGATGTAGGTCACGGTTGGGCGCACAGTCCCGACATAGGACGCCACCCACTTGGATGCCTTGTCCAACACCTTTTGATCGTGCGCCAGAGCAGCCTCGGTCATCCGGGCGTCCGTCTCCATAGCCACCTGCTCAGACCGAATCTCCTCAATCCGCTCCTGGGCCGCAAACCCTTGGGCAGCAAGAGCAAGTTCGCGCTCCATCTGCATTTGCATCAGACGCAACTCATGGGCTTGGTCGGCTTTGTTCTGGAAGAAGTCGAGGAGTTTGGGCAGACCGCTGATGAGCAGACCGCCAAGGGTTGAGAAGAGTGACAGCATTATTTGCCTCCTTTTGACAGACGCTCGCGCTCCTCAAGGAGCCTGACTTTGACCTGTAGTTCATTGATGTGCGTCATCAACTGCTCTTTGAGAATGGCTCGGCGCTCTGCCGAGACTGGGCTGTCGGTCGGCACCCCCTCTTTCGTGATCAGCGCGGGCATCTGCCCTTCAATCCGGGTCAGCCGGTCAGAGAAGGACGACACCTGCCCGAGCAGCCACGCCAGAGCCGCTACCACGATGGGGATGACGGCTTTGAGGACATCTGCCCACCCCATGATTACTCCCTGTTGGCGGTGACGGTGTCGTCACCCTTGGTTACCGTGACCTTGTCGCCCTGAACCGTGACCCGCATGGGTTGCTCTGGCTTGTCGAGCCGATCCAACTTGTCGATCAGGCTCTTGATGACCACAAACTCGGGCTTCTCTTCCTTCACACTGGCCCCGGCAATACCGTTGAGCATGGAGATCAGAGCGGTCAGCGCAGCACCGAGAAGACCCATCACGGCAGCAATCTTCTCGTTCTCAAGGACGATGGAAGCGCCCACCCCAATCACCACGATGGCGGTGATGTAGGCCAGTCCGTGCTTGCCGATGGCTTTGCCCGCCACATCCTTGGCGGTGCTGTTGGCTTCAAGGCGGTTGAGTTCCGCCTTGGCTTGCTCCCGCAGCAGGGCAATCTTTTGATTCAACCCGGCGTCCATCTTTTACTCCGGCTGTGTGGGCCAAGTCACATTCGTCGGGAAGTCCGCCTGCTGTGGCACATCCCGAAGGGCTTGGCAGTAATCCTTCCACGCCTGAGACGGGTTCAGATCGCTGCGAAAGCGCCAGTCGGTAACGGAGAGTAGAGCATCGCGCTTTTGCCTAATTTCAGCCGCCAGCACAGCATTCACAACGTCCGGGTTTTCTTGCGCTTCCCGATACATGCCCGGGTAGTGCTCGTCCACAAACGCCTGGTCAGCAACGATGGTGTTGACGACCTCGCCTGCATCATTGAGGATTTCGTATTTCATGTTGCTCACCATTGAACGATTACAAGACCGTCACCGCCTGCGCCAGATATTGCGTTTTGCCCCGCATTGTTTGATGTGACTGCGCCACCGCCGCCCGCGCCTCGACCCCCTGCACCGCCAGTCGCGGCAGTTGAACTTGAAGCCGCGCCGCCACCACCGAAAACCCCCCCTGCGGCCCCTGTCGAGCTTGAACTTGAGCCACCACCCGCACCGGCAGCGGTTGCAGCAGGGCCGCTAGCCTGACCCGCAGTCGGCCCAGACGCGGTACCGGCAGTGTTTGATACTCCGCCAACACCATTTACAACCACAAGCAAAGAAGGAACAAAAGCATCAATTGTTGGGGATGCGGCTGCTCCTCCAGCCGTGGAGTTGTCAGCAGAAGCGGCTCCAGAACCCCCACCACCGCTTACCGCCGTTGCGCTTGTGCAATCCCCTGATTTAGCACCAACCCCCGCACCTCCGCTTGCCCCTGCGGTGGACGAACTAACCGCCCCGGAGGAGTAGCCTGTTCCCAGCCAACCAACCGCACCGCCGCCTGACGCATCACGGGCGCTCACGGTTCCAGTGCTGGCTCCTGCACCGCCACCGTTGATGTTGATGTCACCGCCCGAGGCGGTTCCACCAGTAGCCGCCGAAGCAGAGCCGCCAGCAGTAGCATTTCCTGCGCCGCCGCCGTTTGCAGTAACTGTGGTGATGCCCGAACCTGAGAACGAACTGCTCCCCCCGGCGTTTCCAGCAGTTGCCCCCGTAGTAGAACGTGTGATTGCCGTCCCGCCCGCTCCAATTGTTACCGTGTAGGAAACACCGCTTGTCAAGGTCAAGGTCTTAATGACCATCGCGCCCGCACCGCCGCCCGTGGCATTTAAAGGTGTGGTTGCTTTGGCTGCGCCCCCAGAGCCACCTCCCCCGATGACCGTGACGGTATACGTTCCAGTAAACGGCGCGACGAATGTTCCGCTTGCAAGGAACAACTGCCCCTTGGTGTACCCGCTTCCACTTGAGGACGCAATCGTAATTGACCCAGAACCATTAGTAATCGACACACCGGAACCAGCGGTCAGCGTCGCCTTGGTCAACGTATTGCCGGTGGTATTGCCGATCAGCAGTTGCCCATCCGTGTAGGAGGTCTGCCCGGTTCCGCCGCTGGCTACAGCCAGGGTAGCCGTAGACGCTACTTTTACAAAATCGCTGCCATTCCAGACGATAAATGCCTTTTCACCAGACACCATCGTCACGCCCGTCGTAGGTCCAGAACCTACCACCTTGACGCTTTGCGAAGTGGACGTAGCGTTGATGACGATGTATGCCTTGCTCGTTGCCGGGGCGGTGATCGTCAGCAGGCTTGCCGGGTTACCGGTGCAGTTGATGATCGCGTACTGGGCTGAACCCGTGGCTCCAGACCCGGCTTGGCTCAGGGCCGATCCCGTTGTGGTGGACAGGGTTACCGCAGTCTGGCTTCCGCTGATGGTCTGAGCACCCGCCACGGATGCGTCCACATACTTGGTGATGTAGTCGTTGACCACATCGCCCCACTGGCCATTGAGTTCCCCGGTTGCCGGAAGGGCAAACCCAAGGAGGGAGGTATAGGTGGTTGGCATTCAATGCTCCTATGACGTAGGAATAACCGTCCAGTTTGCCGATTGCGTATCGGTGACCTGCGTCCATCCGGCGGTTTGCGGGTTGTTTATATTTTGCCAATTGGCAGTCTGCGTGTCATCAATAATTTCCCACAGCGGTCGCCCGATGATGGTGTCTGCCCCCGTGGCCAATTCGTTGATTGCCGCAAAGAACTGCGCTTCTGCCGTAACTGTCTCAGCGCCTGTGGCGGATTCAGAAATGACAGGGTTTGATTCAAGGGAGGCAGACACCTGCTCCGCGCCCGATGCCGTCTCAGACACCGAAGCGCCAACCTCAATCTGCCCGCTGACCGTATCCGCCCCGGTAGCCGTCTCATCTACAACGCTGTAGAACGCAAACGCCGCAGCCGTCGTATCTGCCCCGGACGCCGTTTCGCTGATGTTTGAGTTCGGGTTGAACAGCGCCAGGATGGCATCCAGACCCGTAGCCGTCTCGCTGACCGCTGCCCCATACTCAGGGTTTGCACTAGTTGCATCAGACCCGGACGCCGTATTGTTGACGGCACTGTTGAGTTCCGCAGAGGCAGAAACCGCATCTGATCCGGTAGCAGTCTCCGCTACGGATGCCCCAGGTTTGAACAGGGCGGAGATGGAATCAGCACCACTGGCCGTCTCAGACACCGCCGCCGCAGGCTTGAACAGCGCAGAGATAGAGTCTGCGCCTGTCGCCGTCTCCGCTACGGCGGCTTCTGGCTTGAACAGGGCGGAGATTGAATCAGCGCCTGTAGCGGACTCAAGCACAACGCACTCAATTGCCCCGGCTCCAATGTCTGCCGAGATCGAGTCAGCGCCGGTTGAGGATTCACCAATGCTGCGGTCATAGACCGACATCCCCCACCCGGCTTGACCCCAGGTGCCGGAACTCCACCCGCCTTCACCCGCCGTGGATGCCGGAGCGCCTGTGGCACCGAATGCTGCCCCTGCAAATGGAGCAATTCCAAACACGGTTTAGGCCCACCCACCGATATTGGTGTTGCTGCCAGAAGCCCCGATTGGGTAGAAGGTGCAATAGGAACCGATCTGGGTGGTGTAGGCACCGCCCGGCGCAGCACTCAAGGTGTACTGGGGGATGAATGTCCCGCCTGCGTTGATGCTGACGGTTCCCCGGGCTTGAACATCGTAAAGCAGCGCCGCTATTGCCGCCGCTCCAGATGCGGTCACATTGGTCGTGACGGTGGCAATGTTTGCTTGGTAGTTGGTAGACGACATGAATGTGTTGACGCTACCGGCAAAGAACAAACCACGGATGTGGTTGATGATGTTGTTCACCGTGGCCGT